GGCACCCATTTGTGCTTATAACCGGTTACGCTGTTTCGGGGGATCACCCCTATGACACGACCTTTAGGGTCGGTCTCAGCTTTCCCGGCAAGCACGGTGGCTAGCTGGACCTCAGGCCAGAAATTATCCATCTCCACTACCGCTCCTCCTTTCCTTGAGCCCTCGCGGGCGACAAATGGGGAGAAAGTTCGGATGTATCTGATGGAGTTCCTGGTCTGGGTCGTCCAGCGTTCACGGTCGTCGTGGAGAACGATATCTCCCAAGTCGACGGGCCCACGGCACGCACGGATACTACTAGGTATAGCGTCGAGGACGCGAATCCAAGCAGCACCATGCGCACTAAAGCGGTCAAGTTCACCGAAATGAACTTGCGCCGCACGCCGGATCCCATTCGCGAGAGCGATCCACTCCTGCGGATTTTCAGGTATTTTCTTTGCATAGTGAGGCCTCACGGCTTTGCCTGCAAAGAAGTCACCTCCGCAACTTTCCCTGAAAGGACCCTCAACAAACGTTTTTGACGCGTTCGTCTCGAATCCAAGCAGTTTAAGCGCCTGAACGCACTTCTGAGCAAGAGCAGTTGGGACAATGATGTCGTCCCCGAACACGCTAATCTCGATTCCCGGAAAGGAACCGTGACCAAACGTGCTCAGCACTTCCTGGCATATAGCCATGAAGAGCACTGACTCCAACTCGAAGGTGTAACCGTTACCCATCCCCGAGAACTTCTCGAGAAAGAATGTACCCTCACGGGTCTCCGTTCTTTTGGTGCGAAGTCGATCAAGTAGATCGAACCATTCCGAAGGGACCAGAGCTTTGACTAAAAGCCTGGATACGGTATCGCTAGCACTGCTGAGATCTATCGTAGCATGAGAGCCAGTTATGCTGGCCTCGCAGGCGAGCCTGCGGTGAAGGTCTGCTGCGTGTCTTAGGTCCCAACCCTTGCGGGCGAAGGACTCTTTTAGCCGCTTGCCGACGGCAAGCTGGTAAAACACGTTCAGCGAAGGCCCTATCTCAATGCTCCGATCGGTGAGCGCGTTTTTAGGCACACTCATCCACTTAGCAGCGTCGACGACGCTGACGTAGCTCAGCACCCCATCTTCGTATACCCTCTCCCCTCTCAGGGAGCGAGCAACTATCGCCCGACCCCACGCCGTCTCTTCCCAGAGATGACGAGTTATGTCGAGTGATGATAGGGTAGTCGTGGGTTTAACACTCATTTTGTCGGCGGCCGTTGCCAATTGGCCTCTGCAACACAGAGTGACTCCCGGTCCGAATCGCCCTTGCAGGCTAGCGGGAACCGGACCCATCCACCACCTAACTCTTTTCCGCACGCGTAGTAGGAACTCGCGCACGACCTCGGTCTCACGGTCACTTGGACCGTCTAGGACACGAGATAGAAAGGCGTTGGTACGGGCACATTGCGCTTCGGCGTCCTTCCATTTCTGAAAGGCAACCTCCTCACGATCAATCTGCACCTCTAGACTAGCGTTCTTGTTAAAGAACGCCGCCGCCTGGGCATCAAGAAAGTAGTGTTGCGCATTAGTGTAGCCACCCGGCGAGACTTTTGCTCTCACCAGAGCCTCCCAGTCTTCACTCCCCAATTTCTTAAGGAGATCCAAACAGAAAGGTGTCGCAGCGGTTGCGAGGTACGCTGTAACCGAACGCTTGAAAGTTTTCAAAGCGTCTACTCCTCAGTGAAACGAAGAGCCAGCCCTCCCGGGCCAGCTCACCAACGTTGAACAGTCGGACCCTGTCTAGGGGTCAGACAGCTTTCCGCGCGTTAGCGCGGGGCAGTGCGCGTCTGGAAAGACGACACAATCAACGTGTGATCACGGAGGTTGCCCGATTGTGCAATCGCTTCGTTGACGTCCGTATCAGACGCAAAGGTCGGCACCTTGACTTCTTCCGAAGTCGTGATGTAACCTAGCACTGCTCCGGACACCGAGTCAACCACCGGGAAGGTGGTCGTGAAGCGAGACACATTGGTTTGCTTGTCACTGGACTGGGTCCAGAACTTCGCAACTGGGCGCTTTTGCACCGACGTGCCAACGCTGCTGGGACGCCATTGGGCAGGGACTCCGTCCCCACCGCCAGCGCCTGCGTTGTTCCACACGATATCGGTGACACCATCGTTTTTCTTGATGGTGATGTCGGCCATGGTCGGCATAGTTTCAACTTTCGGTTGTGCTACTTGCGTAGCTGTTGCAATAGCAGTGCGACGGAGGTTGCCCCCCGCTGCACTGACATGGTCCACGGTAGTCTCAAGGCCAGGGTAGGCCCAGATATACCCGTGGTGCGCCACAGTGCGACGTTATCCGCACCCCAGTGAGGGGGCAGATAGGACCGGGTGAAACCGGTATCCCATTTCGCATAGTGGTCCGTGTGTTCCTTAGCAAAGAACGTCTTATTAGGACGATCAAGCTCCAAGCCAACCAAATCTGTAAAGGAAGCCAAGAAGGCATTCACATTCACAAAATAGTCAACCACGAAGCTCCAGGGAGTAACTTCCCATAACACACTGGCTGAGTTCGCAAGACCCAGCTCGTTCAGGAGTAACGTGTTCGGGTTTGTGACCCGTACCCACGACCGCAAACTCCATTCGATGAAGCATTCCTTAATCTCACGATTGAGTACTGCCCCGAAGTCGACCCAACCAGAATCGCGTGAATAAGCCAGCTTTTTCCGGCTCTTCACATAGGCGGGGGGGATACCCGCACCTAGGACGGCAACTGCCGACGCGATATCGCCAACGAGCGGAGCCCAGCCGAAGCTGTACTCCAACACGTGGCCTCCAGTTGACTTCAAGTTTGCACGAACTCCGGCGCCCTTACCCCAAAGGGCTTTCAATGTCCGGATATCGCCCTTGCGCGCCGCTCTGACACCCTTCCAAAGCCGGGTGGCTCTGTCAGTGATCATGTCGCGCGCTTGCGTCCACGTAGCTAATGTGGAAGCAAGTTCAGCCGCGTCTTTCTTAACCTTTCCGATAAACTTCTCGTACACGCTGTTGTACAGACGGTCGGACATGTTCGTCGTATAGGAGAAAGAGGGTATTTGCGAGGCCGACACATAGTCGGTCCCATCGCCAAAGCTAAACCAGTTGATGGTTTTGCAAGCATAACTGTAGGTTAGAGGCTGGTCGAACGGCTTTTTCTGCCGCATCCACTGCCTCGATCCACTCACCCAAGTCGGTTTGTATCCAAACGTATTGGGTGGCCCAAGAACGGTCCAAGACCGATTAAAAGGCCCAGTTATGGGTGCTGTCACGTTATGCTCTCCTTGTGAGATTGCTGACCGTGATAGCCCGTCCAGCTATGGATTTTGCAAATGTCAGGGTTGTCGGACGACAACCAAGACCCTGTCCATCACAGGTACCGAAGGCGTTACTTGCTCCTTCGGGCGCGGAGGGATTTGATTCCCTCTGCTTGAGTACCACCAGGTTTCCATGACCCGTCCGCGACGCAGCCTATAAGGTCCCACGCATCCAATCTTTCACGGATACGTTCCAGGTCATCTACAGTCAGTATGTCGATCACGTCTTGCGACAAGACCGACAAATACAGACTCACTTCTCGACGCAAAATCCGTCGTTCAGACAGACTCAGCAAAAGAAGTGTTATTTCGGCATACAAGTTTTGCTTGATGTCGATAGTAGATGACGAGGCCATTAAAGCTCCTAGCGGTTAAGGGTTTACGGTGCC